TTATCCCCATACTAATGAAAGCAATACAAGAACTTTCAGCAGAAGTTAAGGAACTAAAGGAGAAAATATAATGCCAGATATAACAGTATCATTTACGGATGCACAGTGGACTAGGATTGTTGCGGCATCGCCCTACATAAAAATGGCTACTAGAGAAGACGGAGATGTAGATGCGGCTTATCTAATAAAGATATGGAAAGATGAAATAGCCCTACAGGTAAAGCACTACGAAGAAAGTCGTGTAACCGCAGACGAGTTCTAATGGACACCGCTTTTGACGCCGTTCGCATGAAAAAAATGTATCCGCACTTGACAAACGCCTACATAGGGCGTAGACTAGGAGTAGGCAGAGAGCGGATTAGGCAGATTTTCAAGACTAAGGGTTTACCTACTAAGGCAGCAAAACCCATACACTATTGTTTACATTGTAATAGTGAGATAGAGGGACGTATCAAGGTGCATAAGGGAAGGTGCCACTTTGAATACTATAAAAAGCTGTTAACATGTTACGGATGCGGCAAAGAGTTTTACCGAAGTCGCGGACACATCGCCCTAAACGAGCGTAGGAATCAAGAAAACCACTTCCACAGCGTCGATTGCTACCACAAGAACCACGCCTGATTGACATTTCCCGAAATCTGTGCTAAGATTAACCTCTAGAAAACAGATAAAGGGGAGTAAATGAATAACTTAGAGTACATAGAGGATATTAGGGACCAGATATTAGCAGAGGAACAGGTGCAACTGGCACTTCCTGAAGGTTTTATAGTTCCTGAAATAGTTCTCCTAGAAGATGAGGATGAACAGGCTTTAGCTTGGGCCTACAACGACAAAATCCAAGTCAAGGTCTGGTGCGTAGCCGATACAGAACAACTGTGGAAAACAATGCGGCACGAAGTCGCGCACGTTATTCAATGGCAGCAAGGTATACAAACAGACCATTCCTACGGTTTCCGTACTTTTTTACAAAAATTATATAATAACGATGCAATGTTTTATTATAATGGTAGTCCAATTCTATCAGAAGCTGCTAAAGCATTTGCAAAACGACGTTCACCTTATATAACAGATCGTCAAAAAGCTATATTGGAGAATATATTACATGGAGATAGATAATACTTTAATCGCCCAATGGGAGCCTAAAATCAATAAGATTTTGCAGGATAAATGGGTTGTTGGTATGGACAAAGAAGACTTGGCGCAAGAGATGCGTATTGTAATTATCAAAGCTGCAAAGGGTTATAAAGAAGGAAAAGGAGCGTCTTTTCATACTTATTTACATAGAGCCATGATTAATCGTATTTCCACACTGATAACTCAGGCGTCTAGAAAAATTGTGCCTGAAAGTATTGATGAAACATATGATAGTCAAGGAATAATGCCAGCCCGCATACAAGAAGGGCTAGCTGATCCTGATGATTTTAGGGGTTTACTTGAACTTCAAAATATGTTAAACTTTAGTGGTATGACGCCGCAAGAGTCCGAGTTTCTCAAGTTAAAACTAGAGGGTTTAACTATGCAAGAAATTGCAGAAGACTTAGGTGAAGACGCATATAGACTAAGAGCGATGTTACGTAAGAGATTGGAGAAGACATTCAGTGAAGAAAAAATTAGCTAAACCTAAGAGCGTGAATAACTATACCGAGAACGATGTAATAGAATTTTTCTATACTCTATACAGTCAATACTTCGGCAATATTTATCCGCGTAGACATTTTAAGAGATTAGATATCAAGAAAGTAAAGTTGGCCTTAGATACATATGGTACTTATAACGTTCTTGGCAGTATGTATAATGCTATGGATAAAAATGGGGGAACTCTTAACATACCATATTGGTTCAGTGGATTGGGGTTAGGATACTATCTTCCTGATGAGGAACCAGAAATTTATTTTGTAGTGCGCTCTAGAGAGGATAGAGAGATTAAGTCTTTATGGGAGCGCTATAAGATACTTAATGCTGTATGGTTTCCGACAGCAAAAACAGAAGCAGAGAAGAAGAATATAAAACAGCAGTTGGAGGTACATGTACGAAATGCCTAAGAAGACAGGGAAAAGGCACGGTGGCTTGACAAAAGGACCGCCGGTCGATTATAATATACTTACCGAAAGGGCCGCTCCTAAGGGGCGGTTTCGTATTATTGTGAGTAATGATGGCATCTTTTCTAGGCTAGAGGACGCAACTACTTTGATAGAGGCGAAGCGCATAGCAGATGCGTACGTAGTAAACTATCAGGATTCAGTTGTATATGTCCATAATGAGTCTAATAGAGTGCTGTACAGAACGGAGATGTAATGGAGTCCTTTGAATATATAGAATCAGGTTTAGTGTTTGGCATGCAGACTAGAGATGATCTGAAAAAATTTGTTTATCCTATATCTGCATTTGCTAAACATGGGGATGCGTATAAATTTGCGCTTAGCCACTTCGATGAGTATGGCGAGTTTGCCTCTGATACGACCTTGATGGAAAATTACCCTTTGCTAGATTCATCTGCGCGTAGTCTTAACTTGGACTATGCGATAGAAGTGTTTAGTAATCAGGTAGTACATCGTAAAGTTGTAGGTACGTTTCAAGAAAATAAACTTGATGTAGTAGATAATCCTAAACGGGCATTAGTTAATATAATGTCTGAACTAAACGAAATTGCCGTTTCATTTGATGAGGACATTTCTTCATACACAGATGAGTCAGCAGGAGAACAGAGATTAGAGGCGTGGAAGAAGCGTAGAGAAATTCGTGCAAAAGGAAATGGTATGCTTGGTATACCAACTATGTTTAAGTCAATGAATAAGACTGGAGTTGGTTGGCTTGACGGAGAAATGATTTCTATATTTGCACGACCAACTATCGGTAAAACTTGGGTTTGTGTAGCTAGTGCAGTAGATGCGACTTTGGCGGGCTATAAGACTTTGCTAGTTTCCACGGAAATGCCTAGAGCGCAAATTGAAATGAGAACAGATGTGGTAGCCGCGAATCGGCTAGGGTACAAATTTTCTCATACAGCTATCAAGACTGGTGAACCGATTGACGAACAGGCGTACCTAGAATTTCTTAGGGATATGGGTAAAGAGTCACTGTTAGTGTGTGACCACATTAAAGGTGATGCGTCGATTAGCTTAGCGGGTATTGAAAGTCTTATTAGGAAGCATCAACCGGACTTTGTAGTGGTTGACGGGCTGTATCTAGTGTCTTCTGGACAAGGTAAAAAGCAAATGTGGGAGCAGTCCCACGCGCTATTTTACGGCGTAAAGAACCTAGCAATGGCTCATAACATTCCAATTATGGTTTCTACACAGGCAACTAGAGATGCAGCTAACATATTCGAGCCTCCACGCCCGGATCAAGTAGCCTTTGGTGACGCACTTATTAGGGCTTCAGACATCGCTTTAAGCATGTATGGGGTCATTGATAATGATAAGAACCGGGCTGTAATGATGCAGAAATATCGTGATGGTGAAATGCCATTTGAAACAGCTACGCTGCATTGGGATGTAGACAAGGGAGACATTAAGGAATTAGAGGAGAGGTTTTAATGATTAATGATAATATAAAATGGACAACTATGGATTGTGCTGTGTGTAATGGACACGGAACAATAAAGACAACTAAAGACTTTGTGATTAAAGATTGCCCTGTGTGTGACGGACTAGGCTGGACAGAGGTATTAGCGGGAGAGTATGATACCTGCTTAGTTGCACAAGGACATATGATGGGAGACTGCTTCTGTGGAAACTCGAAAGAGAGACAAGACAAAGAAATAGAGAAACGATTAATAGTTGAAGAGAAATTGGGGCTGTAATGACTGATTGGGGTATAGTCCTTTTGGACGCGGGTATAAATGTGCCTCAGTATGAAACTGAGTTCAATATACCATGTCCTCTACATCAGGATAGGGTAGCATCTTGTGCCATAAACTTAGACAAGGGTGTATGGATTTGCTTTGCAGGATGCGGGTCGGGGTCACTACAGGGGTTACTAGTTGATTTCCTTGGTGTACCCCGGCTCAAAATAGATGCCATGATAATGAGTTCTTCGACTAAAATCTTTGATGTGAATATGTTTGATGAGTTAGAAGAGAACGCAGTACAGACATATGACCTACAGGGTAACGCGAAACGTCTACCAAATTGGGCGATGGAAGATCGAGGGTTTACGATTCAAGCATTAGTAGATTGGGGGTGCAGATTAGCAGAGGAAAATGGATTAGAGATTCCTGCGCGTGACATGGAAAACCGTATCGTGGGGGCAATAACCCGAAGACCGCTAAAGGAGCCGAAGTACTTATACTCAAAAGGTTTTCCAAAATCTAAAATATTATTTGGAGCGGAGAGAATAAAGGAATCTGTTTCATGTGTATATGTAGTAGAGGGAGCGTTAGATGCAATATGGTTACATCAACACGGGTATAACGCAGTTGCGTTGCTTGGGATGAACTTATCTAAAAAACAAGGAGAGATTCTTCGGAGGCTTAGAACCTCTGAAATTGTGATCGCCACAGATAACGATGAAGCAGGTCGAAAGGCAGGAGAGTCGATTAGGGCTTGCATTTCTGGCAGTTTTGTGGTATCATATATAGAGTTGCCGGTGGGGGCAAAAGATGTACAAGATATAAGAAATGCAGATGACCTCCATCGTGTATTAACAGACAGAAACTATTGGTAAAGGAGAAAATTAAATGCCAACGATGAAGAAACTGGATGATCGACAGAAGGAAGAACGAGCAGCACAAGAGGCTTCAATAAACATGGACCGTACTATGGTGTTCCTAAAGGAAGGCGACGTAGCTTTTCTACAGGCTATAGTAGAGGGAAATGATGAGGACGATGGTCGGCTCGACGACTACAGGCAGTATTCCATACCACGTAACGGTGGTCAGGGGTTTATGACTCTTCTAGATGAGGATGATCTAGACAATAGCCTTATTCCAGATGGAGTACGGCCTCAGCACAAGTTCGCTTTTTGGGCTTATGTGTTTGAGATTCATCACGCAAAGCGAGCGGTGAACAAGCAGAATGAAACGCCTGAGTATGCCAAAGAGTGGGAAGAAATTGATGTACCGGGCGTAGGTAAAATGTTCAAGGAAACAGTTAATGACTACAAGATTTTCTCTTTCGGCTTTGGTCGGGGGGACGTAACTTGGAATGGTCTGTCCACTGTGTTCTACGAATGGGGAGAGAAGCTAAACAAGGGAACCATGAAGATTACTCGACAGGGTTCAGGTCTAAACACTACGTACGACTTCCGAGCAACTATTCGGGAGGACGAGATTCTACCTGAAAAGATTGAGCAAGCAGACGATCTTCAGGGGATTGTGGCTTACATGACCGACCACTTTGGGGCAACGGCGCGAGCAGCACAAGCATCAGGAGGATCAACAGCAGTTCCCGCAGGTACGGGAGCGACTACCTCCGAAGACTTGCCTTGGTAAGGTTGTTTGAACTAATGAACCGGGTGGAGTGCTTAATTGCGCTTCATCCGGTTTTGCGTATTAGGTAGAGAAGGTAATAGATGATAATAGTAGAAACACCGGAGCAATTTCGTGAAGCGATTGGGGTTTTGAGTGAACGACCAGATTGGACGGTTGATTCGGAAACAGATGGGTTTGATCCATACAATCTAAACGAACTTTGTGGCATAGGAATAATGCCGACAGGTGACGAAGATCATATGTATTACTTTCCCTTCCGACATAAGCAGGGTACTAATCTCCCAATAGAGAACCTGAAGGAACTCATGGAAATAATGGCTACAAGAAGAATGCTTGTAGGACATAATATTAAATTTGATCTGCATTTCTTTTTCAGAGAAGGTTTGGATGTAGATAAGATAAGATTACTTGTGGACACGGCAATGATGGTTAGGTTAACTGAGCCAACGTGGACGCGTCGAGTAGGGCTAGAAGAAACAATTAGAAGCGACTATGGTGAGAAGGCAGCATCGTATGACCCAATAGCAAAGAAGGCTTTGGCGCAAGGAAGATGGAACAAAGACTTTTCCCTATCACCAATTTCGTTACTAGGCCCGTACTGTTTAGAAGATATTCTATTTACCGATAGAATTTATCGTGACCGGCTAGACAAGATTAAGTCTTCTGATCAGATTGATATTTTTGAACGGCAGGTAGCCTTGACTCCTGTTCTATACAGAATGGAACGTAGGGGTTTGCAGATTGATGAAACGTATGCTAATGTAGCAGTTCAGAAACTTAAAGATCGTATAGAGTCTCTTAGACTTAGAGCGTATAAATTAGCGGGCGAACCTTTCTTGATTACTAGTGGGCAACAGTTGGGTAAAGTATTTAATGATAAGTTTAATATTCACTCTCCATTACTAACGGAAAAGACTCAGCGGGAATCGTGGAGTGAAGCTGCGTTGATAACTATTAACCACCCACTAGCAGGAATCGTTAGACAGGCACAATCTCTGCGCACTGTAAAATCAACGTTTATGGAACCCTACTGCGACATGAAGATATGTCACCCATCATTTAATCAGTTTGGAACTATAACTGGAAGATTATCTTCTAGTAACCCTAACGCACAGAATGTACCGAGGGGTATTACGATTCTAGCTGATGATAAGCTAACTCCTGACCGCCGAGAAAAAGTTAAGGAACTAGTAGATGCGATAATAACAACAAAGGGTTATGATGTGGATGCTCCAGAATTCGATGATGAAGTTTGGGATTTGTGGGGGTATTTGTCAGACGAAGAATTTAACGAGGCAGATGAAAAGCAGATACATGCCAGAAGAAACTTTGTAGCTAGGCCGGGATATAGGTTGATAGGCTTTGACTATTCACAGATGGAAGTGCGTGTATTTCTATCGTATTTGAATACGGATAAGGCGACTACACTTCTGTACTCAGATGCTACGGACTTTCATGGAGAGGGGGCAAAGGTTGCATTTAAGGTAGATGAAGATCACCCGAATTGGGCTTTCTACCGACAGGCGGCTAAGACTCTTACATTCGGAATTATTTACGGTCAGGGACTTTTGAAGATTGCAACCCAATTAGGGTTTATCCGTAAGTATAAAGGTATGGGTCATTCAGCAGCCGAGTCTATAACTTTAGGTAAGGCCGAGGCTAAGAAGTATAGGGATGAATACTTTGCGAACATGGACGGTTCTCGCACATTCCTAAATCAAGTAGGGCAGACGATTAAATCTAGAGGGTGGGTTAAGAATAGATACGGTAGAAAATATATAGTAGAACGTGACTTCGGTTACAAAGCCGTAAACTATTTGGTACAAGGGACATCGGCGGACATCATGAATGAGAGAATCGTAGAAGTAGATAAGTTCCTAGCAGATAAGAAATCTAACATTCTACTACAGGTACACGACGAGTTGGTACTAGAAGTACATGACTCAGAGAGGGATTCAGTACCTTGGAAGGTTCAGGAAATTATGGAAACGAATACTCTAAATATTCCGTTAAAGGTTGAAGTGGAGGAATTCCCGGTTTCTTGGGCAGTTAAGGAATCAAGAATAGCAACAAAAAAGGGTCTACTGGACTCTAAGACAGAAAAGCTGGTAATAGTATAGTGGTAACGAATCTCTACTAGACTCCTTTACAGATATGGCTGGATATGCTATAATAGATGTAATGCTAAACCGAGGGACGTTCACTCTCAAGTTAAAAGAAGATCAAAGTGCAGTAGCTGGTGGAGAACACATCAGTCACTAATAATTTAGAAAAGGAGAAATGCAATGGCTAAGATTGGCGCAAAAGTAGGGTATACCGTAAATCTAGGGGACTTTAACTCTATGAGAATAGACTTGGAGTTTTCAGAAATTGATACCGAAGGTGATGTGGATGAACAGATCAAGACTGCGGTAAATGATCTTCGTGATGCTTTTTCAGAGCTAGCTACTGAGGCTAAGAATGCCGTAACAGAAGCAAGGAGTAAGTAATTGAAAGAACCAACCGAAGAAGAACTAGATGCAATCGAGAATGAGATTAATAAAATGGAGGTTCTTGAAACTCAAGAAGTAGGTCGGGCAGAGATTATAATGGATATTTTGTATGAGCGTCAGGAGGCGTTTAAGCGATGGGGCGACCAAGACACTAGAGATAATCCTCTTTGGTTAGCTATTGTTGATGCTCGTACAAGTTATATAGAAGAATCTATGGACGAGCCTGAGAATTTATACCTAGAAATTATTCAGGCTGCTACTATCTTAGTGGCATGGGCCGAGGCCATAAAAAGAAAGGAATTAAACAATGTCGAGTAAAGCATTGGAATCCATGTTGGGCGATAAAAAACTAGGTATAGTTATGGGGAACGACCCTTCGTTGGGGTATGATCGCCTTCCTTTCGGTGTGCCGTCGCTTGATAAACTGACCGGTGGTGGCCTCCCCAAGAAACGAATGACAATTATCTATGGGCCGTCAGGTGTAGGAAAGACATTTCTTGCTTCAAAGATTGTGTCTGAACTACAAAAGAAGAAGCCCGATGCTAGGATTGGTTGGGTAGACACAGAGCAGACTTGGGATAAAGATTGGCAATACAAGTGTGGGGCAAACCCCGATACTATTGCGGTTAGCCAACCCGATAGCGGAGAGCAAGCATTTGATGTAATGAAGTTTTGGGCGGAAGAGGGGTTCGATCTAATCGTATTAGATAGTACAGCAGGTATTGTACCTCTAGCCTTACTCGATAATGATTTTAGCTATAATCCTATGGCATGGCAAGCACGGTTCTTAAACCAAAGCTTACCTAAATTTATTGGGCTGCTTAAAAACAATACAGCGTTTGTAATGATCAATCAGGTGCGTTCTTCTATAGGACCAGTAGCACTAGGTAATCTACCCGGTGGAGAGGGTCAGAAATTCTACGCCCATGTAATGCTTAGAGTTACACGTAAGGAATGGATTAAAGACCCACCATCATCCGAGCATAAAGTTGGGTGGTTGATGAGGGCAGAATTAACTAAGTCAAAGGTGGGGGCCGAGCATTATGAAAGTGTTACAATACCATTTCGTATGGAGGGTGGCATTGATATGATTGAAACGTTTATTCGTGACGCCCTAAATTTGAAGTTAATCGTTCAGACAGGTGCATGGTATTCATGGCGTAATGGAGAAAAGATGCAAGGCATGAATGGTGTAAAGGGCTTCTTCCAAGATAACGACGATGAGTTTGAACTGCTACAGCAAGCGGTACTTGATGCCAGCTAGCTATGATACGCCGCAAGAGCAAAAGGTGGCAGCAGCTATAACAGAATCAGGATTACGATGGATGGACCAGTACCAAATTGACAGGTTCACAGTTGACTTTTGGGTGCCTGAGTTAAACCTAGTCGTAGAGGCTGATGGAGTCTACGGACACCTACGGAAGCGGGACAAGTGGAGGGACGACATTCTACGAGAGAACGGTGCGGAATATATTTTTCACATTAAATCACAAACTAAGTCAGAAATCGAGGAAGAGTTTTGCCTAGCTTTGGAGACATTGCAAACAGAAGAAATAAGAAAAAGCCAAGAAAGAGTCGAGTAAGTAATCAGGATAAATGGATACTTAAACTTATTGATGATGCTACGGATGGAGGATTTTTTACCACTTCTAGAGGTAAAGTATTTTATCCATCAGCTTTGGGGAATCCTTGTGACCGGGCGTTGTATAATGATTATAACGCAGTTCCCAAGAATGATCCAATCACTCCTCAAACGCAGAGAAAATTTAACTACGGTCATGACCTAGAAGACCGAGTAGATAAGTACTTGCAGAAGATGGGTGTAGTACAGGCTAGAGAACTTGTTGTAAAGTCGGAAAGTCCACCTATTTCAGGACGTATTGACTTTATTGTTAAACATCCTAAAGAGGGGTTAGCCATAGTTGAGTTGAAGTCAATTCATGATAGTGGTTGGTCGGCGTTAATAGACAAGCCTAAGCCTGAACATTTTGTTCAAATTCAGTTGTACATGAATATGCAAGGCATAGACTATGGAATCGTACTTTACGAAGACAAGAACGATCAGACCTACAAAGCATTCAAAATGACTGTAGACCATCAGTTTTGGGCTGACATCAAAACTCGTTGTAACAGAATTATGGCGATGAACGCCCCGCCGGTCGAGTGTACCGGGGAAAGATATTGTCGTTGTGGGGGAAAACGAGCGTAAGCAGCTAGTAAAAGAATTGGAGACTCAAATGACAACCAATAAGAAATGGTCGATACAAGGAACTATAGATGACTCTAATGAGTATATTAAGCTATTAGAGATTCCATCCTTTGGTCGGCTAGCAGAAAACCCTGATCTAATAAAGAGATACTCACAAGCAGGAACTTTCTCTAACAAAGAGTTAGAGGAAATGATAGCCTACTTTAGTGGGCATAAGCGTCAGCTAGAGATTGTTCATGGTAACCGAGAGTCTGCGTTAAGTTTGTACAACTCTGTCTACAATGAATCTTGTAATGCCGTTGCTTATCAGATACAACAAGAGCGTGAGGCTCAAGGATTAAAAAAATTCACAGGCAAAGAGATTGATGGTGCCATAGGCTCCAGACCTCAGATCAAGGATTTGAAGCAGTCGATCATGCGTCTAGAGACTGACGTACGAAAAATCAAAGCAGAGTTAGAGGCAATGACCACAGGATATAATGGAATATCTCGTGTAATATCAGTACGTACTATGGGAACTAACAATGGCCAGTTCGGTTAGGCTGATAGCAGGTATTGATACATCGTCTAAAGCGGTGCATATGGTAGTTCTAAACGTACGTGGAGAACTTCAAATGACTGCTAAATGGGAAAGCGATGCTAAGGATTCAGATGATCGTATGCATGAAATCTTTGAGGATATGTTCGATGATCTTGGGTTTAAGCAGATTGCTTTTGTAGCAATTGAAAAACCTATCTATATACAGAATCCATTGTCTACTGTTATGCTCGCTAAAATAGTAGGTGTTACACAAATGATGATGTGGTTCCACGGAGTAGAGTATTCACTAGTCGGTAACACAACATGGAAGAAAGCGGTTCTTGGAAGTGGACGAGCCTCTAAAGCCGAGATTCTTGCGTGGGCGGAAAATGACGCCGATCAGATATTTGAAGAACAAGACTTCGCAGACGCATACTGCATAGCGAAATATGCTGTGAAAAATTTCCCGAAATAAATTGATTCGAAAACAGCAAAATTTCTACCGTAGGTATAGTAGAATATAGTACACAAGGAAATTTAGATGACAAATTTACAAGGCTCACAAGTTAGCTTGCAGGCTAATGCAGAATTAGTTGTAGAGGCGTGGACTAAACTTTACAACCTAGAAGACGTTATAGAAAAGCAATCACTTCAAGTTCTTTCTTTAATGGTTTTACAAGCCATTGAAAATGAACGAGAAATGACAAGGGTAACTTTACAAGGAGAGATTAACCGTGGTAGAAGCACAGAAACACGTAAGCGATCAAATATTCAACAAAAAGCAGAAGCAGCCGGGGGGAACAGGTGGTACAATCGTGTACTGTCAGTTTTACACCTGCGTTCATAATATAGCTCTTGAAAACGAGAACAAGAAATCTTTAACGGACTTTAAGATGGGGTATGCTCCCATCTTCCCTAAAGAAGCAGAACTTAACGGTTTTTGTAATAGGGAAGTAATCGCACTAAAATCACCGGGCAATGTACCCACCAAGTTTCCAAACTGTTTTCAATACAGTAACAAGAAAGATGAGCATAGTTTGCATTGGGCTAATTCCCTAGATGCACAAGGAAATGCTCTTGGTGGAATTATTGAATCCCAAAATCCAGATCACGGACCACAAGGATACGTATAATTGCCACGAGTAATTCAATCAAAAATCAGGCACAGAGCATTAGCCCTTTACTTAGAAGGCAACACGGCTCCTGATATTGTAAACATCCTAAAAAGAGAGCATGAAGGTCTATCCCTAGAGCCGCCGACGATATATCATTGGGCAGACATGGGTAAGTGGAAAGAGATGCGGGGTGACAGTGAGGTCACAGCAGTTGCAGCAGTAGTGGAGTCTCACACGGAGAAACTTACTAGAATGAAAGAGCAGTCTCTCACCGACTACGAGAATCTTCGGGCCAAAGCCTCAAATGATTTAGATATATTAGACTTTGCTACTGCCCCTGACGCAGCTAAAGCATTAGATGTTGCTTTGAAAGGTCAACGTGAAATGATGGAAGATATGATTCATACTGACTTTATGCAAAAAGTAATAGACATTATAATGGAAGAAGTAAAAGACCCCAAAATACGGGCCGCTATTGGTATCAAAATGAGGAGTCTAATAAATAGTGGCTAAACAGATAAAACTTAATGACGCCTTAGAGGATATGGCTAGACAACTTACCAATCTCGAACCGGGTACAGCCGTACCTAAAGTAGGATCGTTCTGGAATTTCACTCGTGATATATGGTCACAGGGTTTTGCTGAACCTGAACTTTTTAATGCGTGGCATGTAGGTCAAGTATGTGAAGATGTTGACAGGGCAATAGAAGAAGGTAAGAACTATGTAGCTGTTATGCCACGTATGCACTTTAAGAGTACCATTTTAGGACATGGCTTTTCTATTTGGACTTTGCTAAAGAAACCCGGAAATGAAGTTGTATATCTGTCCTATTCTGATCAAATGTCTCAGAGACATATTTCAGAGATTAACAAAGAAGTAAAGGATAATGCACAATTATCTGAATGGATGACTGATAGAACACCAAAGTCTGACAATTCATTTCGTTATATAGTTGGTGGTCGCAGGGCCGAAGTTATGCATCATGGTCTATTCTCTTTCCAAAGAGGACTACACGTAGACGGTGCTATGGTAGCAGACGACATTTTGCGTGACTTGGCTAACCCTTTGGATGTAACACAAATGCAAAAGGTAGAAGAACAGTTTATGACTGCTAACCTTTTCATACCTAATCCCGGCTCGCCTATCGTGGTAATTGGAACGCCTATGATGGCGGGAGATATTTTTGACCAGTTAGCAACCGATGAAAGATTTCTATATCGTAGGTTGCCTGTATTTGATAAGGAATATAAAAAGTATAGGAAATACGACAGTGATGTATTATTTCCAGAACGATACGATAAAACGTGGCTACAGGCTCACCAAGAAGCTAAGCCAAAATCATTCGCATCTGAGTTTATGCTAGAGCCTTATCTAGCAGGAGAAGCATACTTTACAGCAGAAGAAATAAGGGCTGTGGAAGACCCAACCTTAAAGAAGGTGTCTATCCGCATGCCATACATAGCAGAAGAAGGTGAAGAAATCTTTGCTGGCTTCGATGTAGGCAAGAAACGACACCCATCCCATTTAGCTATATTTAGTCGTAAAGGCGATAAGATTACACAGCTATATGAAGAATGGTTAGAAGGATGGAACTATGACGATCAAGCAGAATTCTTGAACGACATCGCACGTAAGTTCCCTATTACTAGGGCTTACATTGACTTGACACGGGGGGAATTAGAAGACAGACAATTAGACGTTGCGTGGCTACCAAAAATATTTACTCAGAGAAACAAGTTTGAAATGGCACAAATATTCGAGCAAGCTGTGTTCTCTGGTAATCTTACGCTTTTGGCAGAGGATCGTCAACGTGGTCAAATTGTTTCAACATCAAATGATCTAAAGGCACCTGAAATGCCTGATGGTCATGGGGAGTCTTTTATTTCTCTTGGTCTTGCATTACAGGCAGCATACGAACTTAGAGCATATGGATATTCCTCAGTAGGGAGTTTGACTGCGTGGCAACACGCAGTTGCACCTTCCGACGCAGATGATCCAGAAATCTCTAAGGAGAAGTTGACAGAAACGCCTGAGTGGATTATAATTGAGGATTCAGAGGAATTGTCTAATACCGGCGCACCAAACCCAAAATGCGCAGAATTGGCTTGCAACCCAAGCTTTTGGGTACCGGAGAATAATCTCTGCATCTACTGCCGATATAAAGGCAATCAACTACAAGACATAGAACTGAGGCCGATGAATAATGGTGACCCTAAGCAAGCAAGCGGAAGTAGTAGCAGTCAAGCGATACTTCCAGAAGGATGATGAAAATAATACAGTTGAAGACTCCGACGGTTTATTTCGTCGAGTAGCAGCACACGTAGCTTCGGCTGATTCGAATTATGGTACGCTTGGGGTAGAGCGAGAACTTACCACGGGTGATTTTTTGGGTATGATGAGCAGTTTAGAGTTCATTCCAAATTCACCTACCTTAATGAATGCAGGTACAGGACAAGGAACTTTATCGGCTTGCTTTGTTCTTCCTATTTTGGATTCAATGGAAGGAATTATGAAGGCTGCTACTGATTCTGCTATGGTGCAGAAATTTGGTGGTGGTACAGGATTCTCACTTAGTTTACTACGACCACGAGGTAGTAGCATTAAGTCTACACATGGAATCGCTTGTGGCCCGATTGAGGTTCTAAAGACGCTTAGTAGAGTGTCAAGTATGATTACTCAGGGGGGCAAGCGTGACGGTGCAAACATGGCAGTAATGTCTGTATACCATCCTGATATTAGAGAGTTTATATCTTGTAAGCAGACCGAGGGCGATCTTCATAACTTTAATATTTCTGTTGGTATTGATAGTAACTTTATGAATGCTGCAGAAGCAAAAGTTACTTATCCTCTAATTAATCCGCATACCAATGAAGTTACAGGATATGAAAGTGCATCAGCTATACTCGATCTTATTATTGAAGGTGCATGGAAAAACGGCGAACCCGGTGTGGTGTTTCTCGATAGAATAAATGAGGATAACAAAGTTATCAAGGCTCATGGCGAAATGATAGCTACGAACCCTTGCGGGGAGCAACCGTTGCTGCCTAATGAAAGTTGTAACTTAGGATCAATTAATCTATCACGATTTTATATTGATAGTAGTGAATCAAACTGGCGCGGTAACATAGATTGGGATAGGCTAGAGGTAGTAACCAGACAGTCTGTTCACTTTTTGGATAACATAATTGATATTAATGAGTACGCAACACCTGAAATTAAAGAGCAGACTAGGGCTACACGGAAAATTGGGCTAGGAATTATGGGGTTCGCTGACTTGCTTATTCAACTACGAATCGCCTATAATTCAAAACTTGGTAGAGAAGTAGGCGAAAGTCTAATAAAATTTATCAGGGAAAGAGCAGACGACGAATCTATCGAATTGGGAAAGACCCGAGGTGTATTCCCATCATGGAAAGAGAGTACGTATGAATCTGATGAACCATATCGAAACGCTTGTAGGCTTACAGTTGCCCCAACAGGTACCATTAGCATGCTGGCCGACTGCTCTAGCGGCGTCGAGCCTATCTTTGCCCTTGCATATAGAAAAGGAAACATCTTGGAAGGAGAAACACTGTATTATATTAATCGAAATTTCGAGTCAGATGCTAAAGAAAATGGATTCTACTCAGATAATTTAATGGAACACCTATCAAATGGTGGCTCTTTGCATACTCGTTTAGAGGTTCCCACATGGGCAAAGGAAGTCTATGTAACGGCTCCTGATATTTCACCTCTAGATCATGTAGAAATGCAAGCAGCATTCCAAAAGCATATTGATTCTGGAATCTCAAAGACTATTAACTTTAATAATGAAGCTACTAGGGACGACGTTAGAACGGCGTATATGACAGCTTGGAGGACAGGTTGTAAGGGTATTACGGTCTATAGGGCGGGTTCTAGGGACAAAGAAGTCCTCATAAGCGGCACTATTGCCGAAAAAACCGAGCAGTTAAGTATAATAGAAGTAGAAGTGGGGGTACAAGCGTTAGCCGCGGGTATGCCTGATACCCTAATAAGTAATAGCTTCGCATCTTTTGACGAACAATGTTGCGATAATCCGTTCATTATCCATGAAAATGGATGTTGGACATGCAAAAGTTGTTCCTTTGGAAAGTGTGATATTTAATTTAGGAGAGAAGTATGCAGCAGAGAGCCGATGATGGCATGGGTCAATTTTCTGATGTTGTAATACCTGAAAATACTCTAGGCTCAACGCCGGGAGTTATGGGAGGAATATTACAGCAATCAGACGAGCAATGGGTAGCGAATAAGGATGAATATGGAATATGGAGAGTCTTGGACCAATGGAGTCCTACCCTCACCAATCTTAGTCCTGATGATGATGTACCTGATAGCGACCCTGCGGTAACAGTATTTACCGAAGGAGCGTTCTTAGCAATCATTAGGGCAGCTATCCAAGTTGGTGCTGTACCTCAATTTTCTCGTGAGCCTAGCCCACCGGGAGAATTGGATGCGGATAGTCTACAGCAGATAATGGAACTAGAGGAAAATAACAGGGAATTAGCGGGTCAGTCTGAGAGGCAGTATAGCGAAATTATAAGACTTACGGAAGACCTAAATACCCTAAAAAATGAGAACGCAAAGCAAATTGAGCATAATTTGCAGGTAAAGAGTGAAGCTAGACCTGCGTTCTCAGAATCAACAGAATTAAAGCAACGAGCCATGAGTTTGATAGCGAATCTAGCAGTTACTGCAGACCTAACAGACTTGGCTAAGGAGTAAACAACCTTGAAACTTCACAACTACCTACCTGAAACTCCACGCCTAATGCAGAGCATGATGGAGCTTGATAAGCAGGTCAATATGATGACGCTTATGAAGGCTCCTAGAGGCGGTGGTCAGGTAGGACAGGCTCCAACAATCGGTCTAGATAACATTGTTACTACGTGGGTTCGGCATCAACAAGCCTACCGTAGGCAGTTAGTACAAGACCTGCAGACTATTCACTTGTCTCAGGAAGAAGTACGAGGTCCGATTAACCATGTAACAGGGGAAGTATTTCGACGAGGTATAGCGTGGGAAGCTAAAGTAGAAAATCCTGATGAATCGCAGAAGGAGCGGTTCATGGAGTTTATGAAGTCAGCTAACCTATTCAATCAGTCTTTAGAGGATGTATTGAGGGTATTCCATCAAGATGTAAATATAATTGATGACGGCTTCCTATACATGGTAAAAGAATACTACTCTAACGGAGATTCGCTTACATCTAGGGTTAAGGAAATACGTAGGATGAACCCTGCGGTATTTGAGTTTGACCTAGACGATGCAGGTATTCCCATGAACTCTCACTACCTCTGTCCTATTCACAGGGGACAGGTTGAGACTGACCCCGGTCTTTGCGGAACCGAAGACTCTCATGGTAAATGCCCACGGCAGAAAATTCCTGCCATGTATAAGATGTGGTATAATAACAAGCACTTATATTTCTTCGATGATGAAGTAATTCACCTAAGTAAATTCTATCCCGGTGAAACTTACGGTTGGCCCGCACTAATGACGGTATTTGAAAAAGTACTTACGTTAATTGGTATGGACAAGAACCTGTATCGTTACTTCTATGAGCGCCGTATGCCAGCTTCTATGCTTATGGTAACTACTGATGATGCAGAAGGTCTAAAGCGAGAACGTGAGCATATTGCTGCTCAGACTCGTGTAGACCCCAACTATATTCCTATCGTAGCAGTTTCAGCGCGTCAGGGAACAAGAGGCCGAGTAGACATGGTTCGGCTATTCCATACTCTACAAGAAATGGATTACTTGCCTGTACGTGAAGAAATTAGAGAACGAATCTCAGCTATGTGGGGTGTAACACCTGCATGGCAGGGTGCGCCCGAAGCTTTCGGTGGTCTATCAACACAGACTCAGCAGCTAGTAGTTATGAGCCGAGTTGTAGAAGGCGATCAAAGACTATTCCATGATAAGGTATTCCCTAAGCTTATGGACGCTTTTGGTATTACTGATTGGGATTTGAAGCTAGAGCAGCCCGAGGAAAAATCGGAGGCGACTAGGCTATCCTTTGTTCTACAGCGATCACAGGCCGCAGCAGCGGTTGCGCAGATGGGCTTTACCGTAGAATTAAAAGGTGATAATCTAAATCTAGAAGACGTTGACTTTATGGTATCTGGCGAACCTGTAATACTACAGATGCAGCAAGAACAACAGGCTCTACAGATAGAGCAAATGCAGCAGCAGATGGAAATGCAGGAGGAACAAAGTGAGCAAATGGAGCAAGGTGCTGAGGGTGGTGAAGAAGGTGGTGAAGATGTTGGTGACGATGATGCCGGTGGAGGTGGACTTGAGGGTGGAGAACCCGAAGAAGCCCCCGCTGAAGGAGAAGGGGCAGAACCCATCCAAGCAATGCTAGCTAAAATGAATACGTATTCTGACGCTCAATCATTCTACAATTCAATAGCAGAAACCGATGAAAGTGATTCTAGTGAAAATAGTGAAGACAGCGACGCATCAGACGCGGTTGACGACTAAGTACCTAGACCTTTGGAAAGCTGAAGGTCGTGGAGGCTTAGTACCTAAGCGTATTACAGAAACTGTTCATAGAAATAATAAAATCTTTCAACGAACACGTACCGTAATGACACGCCCTGATGAGGAAGGTCAAGAACTGACCAACGAGCAACAGGTTAAAGCCGCCACAGATTTTGTTGAAAACTTCCATGCTAAGCTTCCTACCTATTATGTGGGAGGCGTGGTTCGTGACCGCCTAAGGGGTAAGACCCCGAGGGACGTAGACGTAATTTCTGTGGGGACTCCTGACGAGATTAAAGGGCATCTAAAGGATATGGGTGTAAAGTACTTTGTCGCATCTGGAAAGTACGAGATTGTAACCGCTCAACCGTCAGATGGTGTGGACGTAGAGATTATCGGAATATCACAGGATAAGCTTACGGCTGATCTTGAACGGAGAGACTTTACCATAAACGCAATGGGACAATCACCTGACGGTGAGTTGCTTGATCCTTTTGGTGGACAGAAGGACTTGAAAGATAATGTTTTACGCTCGCCTAATGATGATTCTGATACATCCTTTACGGATGATCCTATTCGTATGATTAGAGCAGCGCGTTTCGTTGGAGCGCAAGGCTTTGAGCCGTCTAAAAATCTAATAGAGAGCATAAAGAAAAATAAAGGTCTTCTTGATGATCCTAATAAAGCACCTAGAGAAAGGTTTCAGAGAGAACTTGAGAAGGCTATGAAGTCTCCCAACCTTACTGGATTTCTGGGCTTCTTGGCGGATAACGAATTACTAGAGCATATTCACCCCGCTTTACAGGCTATGGTTAATCATCCACAAAATACTCCACACCATAGATTTGATGTTTGGGAACATACTATGGAAACTATAAGACAAATTAATAGTAAAGACCCAATCGTAAATATGGTGGCACTTCTACACGACGTAGGTAAACCAGCATCTAATCAAGATGACAATTCAACTTTT